TCATAAGAATGAAGGTGAGATACCAGAAGACATGTATCAATCTTTATTAGATGCTGGTCTATCTAAGAACGCTGTTGATACTTACCTTACTGGTAGGGCAGCAGAGATGGGTTACATAGAAGGTGAAGAGGGTGCTGCTGGTGAACTGCCTACACAGGAAGTAAAAGATATTAGAGACTCTATAGGTGGAGATGAAGCCTATGGCAAGATGGTTAGTTGGGCATTAGAGAATCTACCGAAAGATGAAATCAAAGGATTCAATGATGCAACTAATACAATGACAGGATCACAACTTAAGATGATGGTTCAAGGACTTTACACACAATACCAAAATGCTATGGGAGTAGAACCAAACCTCGTTACAGGAAGACCTGCATCAAGTGGACCAGTACCATTTCAAACTGGTGCGGAAGTTACTGCTGCTATGAGTGATCCAAGGTACAATAAAGATGCAGCATATACACAAAGTGTACATGCGAGATTACAAAACAGTTCAGTCTTCGGATAATGACTAAGCTATGTGCCAGAGGTAAAGCAGCAGCAAAGCGTAAGTTCAAGGTATATCCTTCGGCTTACGCTAATGCCTATGCTGTAAGAGTCTGCAAAGGAAACATCAAAGGACCAGATGGAAAGAAAAGAACTGCATCTGGTTACACTAGAAAATCATTGAGGGTTGCTTAATCATGCCACTAAAAGGAAAACAGTACAAGCTTGATGTTGATGGTGACAAGAAAATCACTAGAAAAGATTTTCAAATACTATCTAAGAACGCTAAAAAATCTAAGAAGAAAAATGGCAAAGCTAACTAATAAGCAGATCGTAAAGCTGCAAGCACATTCAGCACATCATACAAAAAAGCACATGTCTGAAATGCGTACACTTATGAGAGGTGGTAAATCTTTTAATGAAGCTCATAAGATAGCCATGAAGAAAGTAGGCAAATGAGTTTACGCAGATGGTTTAAAGAAAAATGGGTAGATGTTAAAACTAACAAACCTTGTGGTCGTCAGAAAGGAGAGAGTCGTGGCTACCCTGCTTGCAGACCATCTAAAAGAGTTAGTAGTAAGACACCTAAAACAAGAAGTGAATTAAGTAAAGCTGAAACAGCAAGATTTAAAAAAGAAAAAACAAGCAGCAAAAGAATTACTAAAAATTTTAAAAGAAGAAAAGCAAGAGATAGTTTAAAGATTGCATAAGGGTGTTATATTTTAAATAGCTTACATTTTTTATGTCTAAGGGAGTATCTCTACGAAAAGAACATAAAGATCCTAAAGGTGGTCTTAATGAAAAAGGTCGTAGAAAATACAACCGAGCAACAGGTGGAAACTTGCAAGCTCCTGTTACTAAAAAGACAGGTCTTTCGCCCAGACAAAAAGCAAGAAAAAAATCTTTTTGTGCAAGAATGTCTAAGGTAAAAGGACCATTAAAAAAAGATGGCAAGCTAACTCGCAAAGCCCTTGCTTTAAGGAAGTGGAATTGTGGGTCAGTATAAATTAACAAAGTAGAAATCTAAATATCCTTGTGCCTGATGCGTCAGATACCACTTGAGAGAAAGGATCGAAACGAAGTTGGTTTCTCAAATTTGTAAATTTAATCAAGGAGTTTTCCTATGGCTAACGCCACAGTATCTCGTCTTGGTTTGGTTAATAATTCTGGTACAGACTTTGATGCACTTTTTTTAAAAGTGTTCAGTGGAGAGGTTCTTACAGCCTTTGCCAGAAACAACATTTTCAACGAGCAACTACATTCAGTTCGTACTATCACAAGTGGTAAGTCAGCACAGTTCCCAGTATTAGGAACTGCTACTGCTGCATATCACACAGTAGGAACTCCACTTGTAGGAGCAAACCAAATCAAGGCAAACGAAAAGATTATCAACATTGATGATCTATTAATCGCTCAAAGTTTTATAGCGAACATAGATGAATTAAAAAACCACTATGACGTTAGGGCGACCTATGCTGATGAACTAGGTAAGGCACTTGCCAGAACGTATGACCAAAACGTAGCGAAGCAAATCGCTAATGCGAGTCGTGCTTCCGCTAACCTTAGCGGTGGTAATGGCGGTACAGTTCTTACACTTGCTTCTGGTAATACAGCTTCAGCAAACGTAACAGGTGATGAAATAGCAGCAGCTATTTATGATATTGCACAGACATTTGACGAGAGGGATATTCCTCCAACAGATCGTTTCTGTGTACTACCACCTGCTGAGTACTACAAACTTGCTGAGTCTGCTACAAGAACAGTAGATGTTGATTTCAACCCACAGGGTAATGGTTCATTTGCTTCTGGTCGTATTCAACAAGTCGCAGGTATTCCTGTAATGATGAGCAACAACGTACCTCAAAGTAACGTATCTTCTAACCCAAGTGGTGCGAACAACACTTACTCAGGTGACGATAGTAAAACTATTGGTCTTGTCTTCCACAAATCTGCTGTTGGTACAGTTAAGTTGATGGATATGACAACTGAAATTTCTGGCTCTGACTATGGAATAATGTATCAAGGCACTTTAATGGTTGCTAAGTATGCGTTAGGTCATGGCATCTTAAGACCAGAATGTGCAGCTACTATTAAGCTATCTGCATCTTAATTAACAATGAAGGGTACTCTTAATGAGTACCTTTCTTTTATCTATAGGAGATTATTATGGGCTACGGAAAATCAATGAAAAAGAAAAAAAAGAAAAAGATGAAAGGTGGTAGAAATTCTCTTAAAATTAAATACTAATTATGGCAGCAGCAGCAACTACAGAGCTTGAAGCAATCAACATAATGTTGTCTGCTATTGGTGAAGCTCCTATCAGTCGTTTGACAGGTACACTTCCTGTTGATGCAAAGATCGCACAATCTACTTTGAACGAAATAAATAAAAAGGTTCAAATGGAAGGTTGGTCTTTTAATACTGAAATAGATGTAACTCTTACAAGAGATGGATCTAATCAGATAAGCTTGCCTATAGATGCCTTAAGAGTAGATCCTAATATTCATCAACATACAACAGTTGATGCAATACAAAGAGGTTTAAAACTATATGACAGATTAAATAATAAGTTTGAATTTGATGAAGACTTAATTTGTACTGTTGTATATCTAAGAGACTTTGATGAAATACCAGAACCAGCTAGATATTATATGACAATAAAAGCTGCAAGAGTTTTTGTTGACAGGTTGGTAAGCGATCAAGGACTTAGAACTTATACACAACAAGACGAAGAAAGAGCTAGAGCTATACTTATGGAAACAGATTTAAGTAATGGAGATCATAACATTCTTAGAGGAGATCCTTCTTTAACAAATGTCTTTGATACTTACAATCCTTCAAGAGCATTAATTAGATAGTTATGGCAGTTGTTTCTAAAGCTATTCCTACTTTACTAAGAGGAGTCTCACAAGCTGCTGATCTGATGAAGCAACCAGATCATGCTGATATACAAGACAATGCTGATAGTAACCCTGTCTTGGGTCTTACAAAACGATCTGGCTTGCAGTTTGTAACTAGCTTATCTAATTCAACACTTGGAAATGTTCATATACAAACTATTAATAGAGATGCAAACGAACAGTATGTAGCAATATTTAGTAATGGTAATGTCAAAGTATATGAATTAGATGGTACAGAACTAACTGTAAATAAACCTGATGGTACTGCTTATCTAAATACAAGTACACCAAGATCAATTATAAAGACTGTAACTATTGCTGATTTCACCTTTGTTGTTAATACAAGTATTACAGCAGCTATGGATAGTACTTTATCTGCTGGTACTGATACACAAGCAGTTGTATTTATAAATCAAGCTACGTCCAAAACTACTTATACTGTCACAGTTGATGGTAATACAGTCACGAAAGATACTGATGGTGATGATCCTTTAAGCACTGATACTGTAGCAACAAGTCTAAGAAACAGTTTGAACTCTGCCTTAACTGGTTTTACTATTGCACAGAATGGACCTGTCTTACATATCAAAAAGAATGATGGTAGTAATTTTTCTATAGATGGAAGTGATACTCAAGGTGATACAAAGATGACGATAATAAAAGATACAGTTCAAAGATTTACTGATCTACCAAATGTTTCTCCTAATGGATATATAGTTGAAGTTAAAGGAGATGAAGATACTAACTTTGATAATTATTACGTTAAGTTTGTAACCAATAACGGAGGAGCTTTTGAAGAAGGTCAATGGGAAGAAACAGTAGAGTCTGGTATTACTTTTAAGTTTGATTATGCAACCATGCCACACGTTCTTATACGTCAGGCTGATGGTAATTTTAGATTTGCAAGGGTAGATGGAGATACTTATACAGCAGGTGGTCAATCATTTGACCTTCCTAAGTGGGGTGAAAGAACTGTAGGTGATCTTATATCAGCACCTAATCCTTCTTTTATTGGTAATAAAATTAATAACGTATTCTTTTTTAGAAATAGATTAGGTTTTCTTGCAGGTGATAATGTAATTCTTAGTCGTGTATCAGAGTTTTTTAACTTCTTTCCTGAGACTG